CCTGACGCCGACCAGGGCGACGCCGGTTCCGGGTCGGGCAGCTCCACCCTCACCGAAGACGGCGACATCGAATCGTTCGTCAAGGGCGGCGACTGATGCACTGGCTCGGAACCGCCGCCCTCCACGCCGCCGCCTTCGTCGTGCTCGTCGCCGCGGCCGCAGCGGTGATCCGCCAACTGTCGGACTGGAACCTCCGCCCCACCGACACCCTCACCGCCGACATCACCTGTGACGCCACCGAGGCCATCGCCGCCCTCGACGACCTCTCCTGGCAGGCCGCCCGCCACCAGGCCGACCCGGCCGGGTTCGTCGAGGAGCTCGCCGACCGGGCCGGCATCGACCCCGACCCTGACGCCCCCGCCAAGCGGGTCGTCGCCGACCTGCCGACGCTGGCCGACCAGCAGGCCCCACGGATGCCCAGCTACCACCGCCCCACGGTCCTCCGATGACCTACTCCCGCCAGCAGTGGCGCCACCCCGAACGCCACGGGATCCTCGGCGCCTGCGCCACCTACGGCGTCGCCGAAACCAGCGAAGCCGTCCCCGAAGCCCAACAGCTCACCCACGACCTGGTCATCGAACAAGCCGGCGCCCTCCGCCGCTCCGGCGTCTCCTGGCTGATCTACAAGCGCGACGAGATCCCCCCGCAGCTCATCGACTCGATCCGCTCCGTACCGATGTACGACGCCGACCAGCAGCCCGTCGAAGACAGCTGGGCCGGCTACCAGGAACGCCTCGACGCCTGGCCCGACTCGTACTTCGTCGTCGCCATGGTCCGCGCCATCGTCCCCGAAGGCGTCGAGGCCATCCGATGAACCCGACCAAGGAGAAGGCCGACAAGGCCTGGTCGATCGTCGTCCGGGCCCGGGACGGCGCCTGCCAGGCCTGCGGCATCCGAGGCGTCTACTCCAGCGAGCACCTCCCTGTGCTGGGCCTCACCGCCGCCCACATCGTCCGCCGTGGCTACAACAACACCCGCACCGACGAAGACAACGGCGTCGCCCTCTGCCCCGAGTGCCACGACGACTTCGAGCTCCACACGTGGCGGACCTGGGTGATCGGCCGCATCGGCCAAGCCGCCTACGACGTCCTCTGGGCCAAGGCCCGCGCCCTCGACGTCCCACCGGTCGACTGGCCCGCCGAACTCGGCCGGCTCCGACAACGCATCTCCGCCCTCCGCAAGGCCGGCGTCTGACCGGCATGACCACCAACCCGAAGGAGAAGACCGTGACGGTCCTCGAAGACCACCTGGCCCTGCTCGACAGCATCGAGCTGAAGCGCGGCGGCCACACGTCCCGAGAGGAAGGGATGTGCTTCACCGAGACCGTCGCCTGGCTCGCCGGCGAAGAGCACACCGACCACCCGGCGTGCATGTCCCCCGTCCTCGGAGCGTTCGCCCGCCGCTGGAACGACGGTCTGCCCGAAGCCGCCCGCCAGGTTCTCAAGCCGTACCTCGTCCGCTGTGTCGGCACGAACAAGGGCCCGGAGCTGGAGAACCAGCTGGCCTGGATGGCCACCGACTGGCTCGTCCGCACCGCGACCCCCACCTGGCTCCGACGGGCGGGGATGGAAGACCAAGCCTCCCTGCTGGAGGACCTCTCACCTCTGTCCTCGGCCCTGACACCGTCGATCAAGTCCACCCTCCGCGCCATCCACGACGAGGCCTGGACCCGCCGCGAGAAGGCCCGAGTCGAAGCGATCGAGAAGTTCAAGGCCGCCGGGGCCGCCGAGGCCGCCGGGGCCGCCGAGGCCGCCGGGGCCGCCGGGGCCGCCTGGGCCGCCGGGGCCGCCGTGGCCGCCGAGGCCGCCGGGGCCGCCGGGGCCGCCGGGGCCGCCGGGGCCGCCGGGGCCGCCGGGGCCGCCGGGGCCGCCGGGGCCGCCGGGGCCGCCGGGGCCGCCGGGGCCGCCTGGGCCGCCGGGGCCGCCGGGGCCGCCGGGGCCGCCGGGGCGAAGTCGATCGACGCTGCGCGGGAGGTCGGCCGGAAGGCAGCCCGAGAGGCGCTGGCCCCGACCATCGCCCACGTCCAGCTCTCCGCCCTCGACCTGCTCGAGCGGATGATCACCACCGCCGAGGAGCACGAGGCCGCCTGACCGATGGAGATCACCCTGCACGCCCGCACCTTCGCCGCGGCCTGGATGAACGTCTGGAGCGCCACCAGCGACGACGAGGAACGCCCCGCCCTCTTCCGGACCGTCATGGTCGAGGACCTCGGCGACCCGGTGGGCGTGCGCCTGTGGGCAACCGACAGCTACATCCTGTTCCGCGCCGCTGTCCACACGATGGCCGAGTACGTCATCGAGGAGGACGTCCAGGCCGACGCCGTGTACGTCGTGATGGATCCCGACGCCAGGGCAATGGCGCTCATGAAGTACGTCTGGAAGGACGCCACCGAGAAGCGAAAGCCCGACGCCACGATCACCCTGACACTCGGGAAGAGCACCTCCGGCCCCGCCCCGACCCTCACCCCCGACCTCGAGCGTGACGCCCTGGTCCTGACCTACGAAGGCGAACGCCTCACCCTCGACCAGTACGAAGGCCCGCCCCCCGAGTGGCGGCCGATCGTGGACGGCCACAAGCCCGCCTCGGTCAAGAACATCGGGCTCGGTGTCGACGTCGCCCTCAAGCCGCTCTCACGCATCCGCTCCGCCGACGGGATCGTCCCTCCCGCCGAGTTCACCTGGGGCGGCACCAAGGGAGTCGCTGAGGTCATCTGCCGATGCAGGCCCTACCTCCGCGCCACCGTCTGCCCCGTCCAGCTGGAGGACTGACGTGCCCACCTCCTCCACCCCGAAGGACTTCACCGAGGTCCAAGCCAACGCCATGGTCGGCTGGGTCGAGCTGACCGCCATCAACCTCGGCTGGCGGGTCTTCCGGTTCCTGCACCCCAACCCGGACCGGGCCATCGGCCCCGAGCTCATGATCTGCCGCCCCGGCGAACGCCTCGCCGTCAAGGTCAAGACCGCCGGCCAAGGCACCGAAGCCAAGATGACCGAGAACCAGCGCGCCGACCGGGACGTCCTCGCCGCCGCCGGCTTCGAGTACCACCTCTGGTCGCCGGCCAAGACCACCGAAGCGTTCCGACGCCTCAACGCCAAGCCACCCCCCGAACCCACCGACACGCCCGCCCCCCGGACCGCGCGCCCCAAAAAGAGAAATGCAGGGGATAAGGCGTGAATCTGGCGGCACCCCCGGATCGGGCCGCTCTCTTTTTTTGCCCACCGGCAAATGACACCTGTGGAACTACGCCGAGGTGGTCTCGGTGACCGAGAGCGACGACCGCGGCGCGGTGCTGCACAAGCACCGGAACCGGCGTGACTTCACCCAGATCCAGAACTCGACCATCCGCGACCCCAACCTGTCGCTGAAGGCCGGCGGCCTGCTCGCCTACCTGCTGTCGCTCCCCGACGGCGCGCCGTGCGGGTCCCGAGAGATCGAGGAGAAGAAGCCGGACGGCCGCTACTCGGTCATGACCGCCTACGACGAGCTCAAGGCCGCCGGATACGTCCGCCAGACCGTCACCCGCTCCATCACCGGCCAGTTCGAGACGACCACCCACGTCTTCGAGGTCCCCCCTGGCGCGGAAACCGCGCCCGGCACCGGCAAGGACGGCCCACAGCCCAGTGGTAGCAAGCCCGGCGCGGGAACCGCGACAGGCACCGGGCGCGGAAACCCGACCCGGACCGGGCGCGGTTCCCGCGGTCGGGAAACCGCGCCATCTCTCTACGAGAGAAATACTCAAGATCAAAGATCTTCTTCAGGCTCCTCTGACACACCAGCCGAGACCTCCGACGACCGGGAAGAAGAAGACGAGGACTTCGGGATCTGGAAGGCACTCGCCGACCTCCGCCGAGCCGCCCGCCGACCCAGCGACGGCCCCCTGGTCTTCCCCGCCCGCTGGTACCGGACCACCATCGCCGGCGACCGCGCCCACCACGCCGACGAACTCGCCGCCGCACGCGCCGCCCACCCGACCGCCACCGCCGACGAGCTCGCCCGCCTCCTCTTCGACGGCACCGCCCCCGCCGGACCGCGCCGCCGGTTCACCTGCGACTGCGGCGAGGTTGTTGTCGGTCTCGACGCCTACCTCGACCACCGCGGCGACTGCGACATCGAGGCCACGGCATGAGCCTCCTCCGCGCCGACGCCCTCCGCATCCCGCTGGCCGACGGGTCGGTGGACCTGATCGTCACGAGCCCGCCGTACTTCGGCCAGCGCGCCTACACCGACGGCGGGGAGATCTACCCCGGCCAACTCGGCTCCGAGCCCCACCCACAGGACTTCCTCGAGGCGATGTGGGCGGCGACCGCCGAGTGTTGGCGGGTCCTGAAGCCCACCGGCTCGGCGTTCTTCAACTTCGGTGACAAGCGCTCCGGCTCCGGCGCGCCGGGCACGACCTCTGGGCTCGGCGGCAACCCTCAAGGCGACCGGACCGGCATGACCGAGGGACCACGGGATCCCGTCCCGGGCCACGGCCACCCCGATCGGCGGACGACTCGTGGCTACAACCGGGCAGCGTTCGGCAGGCCCAAGTCCCGGCAGATGCTCCCCCAGCGATGGGCGATCGGCTGCGAGGACGGCCTGGCCGACCCGGCCGGGATCGGCTGGATCCTCCGCCAGGAGATCATCTGGCATAAGACCAACGGCATGCCCGAGCCCGTGGCCGACCGGACCCGGGACAGCCATGAGTACTGGTACCACCTGGTCAAGCAGGGCGACTACTTCACCGCTCTCGACGAGATCCGAGAACCGCACAGCGGCGACTCACATCCGCGCCGTCAGGACGAGACGCTGTCGCCGAAGCTCCAAAGAGCGACGGACGCCGGGATCAGGAAGCCGGGCGGCTGGTACAGCAAGACGGCGTTCCACCCGCTCGGCCGGCCCCCCGGGTCGGTGTGGACCGTCACTTACGACCGCGTCACCTGGCCCGAGCACCTCCAGAGCGACGAGCACTTCGCTGCCTTCCCCGCCGAGTGGCCACAACGCCTGATCCTCGGCTGGTCACCTCACGGCATCTGCACCGCGTGCGACGAGGGCCGCCGCCCGGTCGCTGTCACCGAGCTCGTCGAGACCCGCCCGTCCTCCGGTGAGCGTCGAGCCCGCCGGCAGGACGCACGGCGAGGCCCGGAGCAGACGAACGGGTGGAACGGCGACGAGTACCCGAAGGGCCACCACCAGGTCACGTCGATCGACGGGTACGAGTGCGGCTGCCCGGAGCCGGCGGCCCCAACCCGGCCTGCTGTGGTGCTGGATCCGTTCGTCGGGACTGGCACCACCGCCGCGGTCGCCGGTCATCTCGGACGACTGGGTGTCGGCTGCGACCTTTCCCGCGGCTATCTCGAGCGGGCCGCCTGGCGGCTGACTGACCCGAAGCTCCGGGCCCGGGTCCTTGGCCTCGACCCACCGAAGCGGCCGCCGCCCGAGAAGCCAGGCCAGCTCGACCTTCTCGGAGCGATCGGGTGAGGGTCCAGTGCGGTCAGGGCCACTGGTTCGACACCGACGCCTCGGAGACGTGTGACCACCGCGACACCGGCGGGCCGTGCGGCTACCCGGCGGTGACCGGTGAAGACGCTGATGAGACCGCCGCCCGGATCCGCGCCCTCCTCGACGCCCCGTCCGGCGCGTTCGACCCGGTCCGGGAGGAGCCGGTGGAGTTGGACGAGTCGACGGTCGCCGCGGGCCGGGCGGGCGTGGCCGAGGCGCGGGCGGCGCTGCGCGGCCTGAGGGGCGACGATGGTTGACGACGGCCAGGCCCCGCACCCCGCCGACATGGACGAGGGCCCACACGCCGGCGGTCGGGTCCCGCCGCACAACCTCGACGCCGAAGCGAACCTCCTGGGGGCGATGCTCCTCAACCGGGACGCGATCGCCGACGCCCAGTTGATCGTCACCACCGACGACTTCTACAAGCCGGCCCACGCCCACATCTTCGACGCCATCGGCTCGCTGTACGCCGACGGCGAGCCGGCTGACCCGACGACGGTGGCCGAGGTGCTCCAGCGCGCCGGGCTCCTCGACCGCATCGGCGGCGCCAAGGCCCTCGTCGACCTGGAGTCGACCACTCCGGCCACCAGCAACGCTGCCTACTACGCCAAGATCATCGAAGAGCGGGCGATGATGCGGAAGCTCATCGCCGGTGGTGGTGAGGTCGCCCAGCTCGGCTACGACGTCCCCGACGACGTCGACAAGGCTGTCGACGCCGCCGAGTCGATTGTCTTCCGCATCGCCGAGCGGCGGATCGCGAACGTCGCCAAGCCCCTCCATCACCTGCTGGACCAGGGCCTCACCGACATCGAGCTCATGTTGGACAACCCCGGTGCGCTCACCGGGGTCCGTACTGGGTTCCCTGGCCTCGACCAGCTGCTCGGCGGCCTCCAGAACGGCGCCCTCTACACGATCGGCGCCCGCCCCGCCACCGGCAAGACCAGCCTCGCTCTGGGCATCACCCTCGGCGTCGCGACGGTCGCCAAGATGCCGGTCCTCCTGTTCTCCCTTGAGATGTCCGAGCGGGAGATCACCCAACGGCTCCTCTGCATGGTCGCCGAGGTCGACTCGAAGAAGATCCGGACCGGCCAGCTCAACGACGACGACTGGAAACGCATCAGCCGCGCCGTCGGCATCCTCGGCGAAGCCCCCATCTGGGTTGTCGACAACGCCTCGATCACCGTCATGGAGATGCGGGCCATCGCCCGCCGCGAGCAGGCCCGCAACGGCACCCAGTTCGGCGCGATCGTCATCGACTACTTCCAACTGATGTCGGGCAGCCCTCGCCGCGGCGGCTACGAGAACCGTCAGGTCGAAGTCGCCGAAATCAGCCGGGGAACCAAGGTCCTGGCCCGCGACATGGACTGCCCGGTCGTCGCCCTGTCCCAGCTCTCCCGGGGCGTCGAGGCCCGCGCCGACAAGCGCCCCACCCTCGCCGACCTCCGCGAGTCCGGAGCGATCGAGCAGGACAGCGACGTCGTCGCCTTCATCTACCGCAAGGCGATGTACGACCGGGACGGCGTCGATGACGGCGACACCGAGCTGATCGTCGCCAAGCACCGCAACGGCCCGACCGGGACCGTGCACCTGACCTTCATGCCCCGCTTCGCCAAGTTCGAGGAGCAAGCCGACCTATGAGCTTCACCTTCACCGACCTGTTCTGCGGCGCTGGCGGGTCGATCTCCGGGATGGTCGAAGCCGGTGCCGAGCTGGTGTTGGGCGCGAACCACTCGGCGAAGGCGATCGAGACGGTGTCGACCAACTTCAACACCGCCGACTTCCTGTGCACCGACATCAACAACTACGACATGCGCTGCCTCCCGAAGACCCAGGTGCTGTGGGCCTCGGTGATCTGCACCCAGATGTCCCCCGCCGGCGGCCGCAAGAAGCACAAGGGCCAGGGGATCCTCGAGCTGGAGATGGAAGGCCACGTCCGTAACGAGGACTACGAACGCACCCGCGCCTGCGCCCTCGACGTCATCCGGGCCACCGAGGTCCACCGGTACGACGCCGTCATCGTCGAGAACGTCGTCGAGTTCGCTACCACCTGGGAGCTCTACGACTGGTGGGTGACGGGCATGTGCCTCCTCAAGCCGGGCTACAACGTCCAGGTCCTCAACGTCTCCGCCGCCCACGTGTACGGCGAGGGCAACGACCCGGCCCCCCAGTGGCGTGACCGGATCTTCATCGTCTTCACCAAGAAGGGCATCCCGCTCCCCGACCTCGAGGTGCGGCCGCCGTCGTGGTGCTGGGGCTGCGAGGACGTCGTCGAAGCCCGCCAGGCGTGGAAGAAGGCCGAGGGCCGCCGGATCGGCAAGTACGGCCAGCAGTACATCTACCGCTGCCCGACCTGCGGCGCCGAAGCCGAACCGTTCGTCCTCCCCGCGGTCGCCGCCCTGGACCTGGATGATCTTGGCACCCGGATCGGTGACCGGGAGCGGCCGCTGGCCGACAACACGATGGCCCGTATCGAGTGGGGGATCCGCACCTTCTGGGCGCCGATCGTCGCTCAGGTCGCCGGCAACACCTTCGAGCGGCCGGCCTCCGGCTACCGCCGCGCCGTCCCTGCCGAGGGGTCGCCGCTGACCACCCGCCAGGGCACCGGCTGCGACGCCCTGGTCAATCCGATCATGGTCAACGGCCAGTCCGGAGGCGTCGAGCGCCGGGTCACCCCGACCGACGGCGCGCCGTTGGGGGCGATCCAGGCGCAGGGCCGGGGGCATCACCAGCTCTTGTGCCCGCCGCTGACGATCAAGAACAACAACGGTGGAGCGGGCGAGGCCCACCACCGCGCCCACCCGGCCAGCGACCCGCTCGGATCGCTCACCGCCTCCCCCACCCAGGCCCTCCTCACGAACAGCGCCAACGACGACAACCGGACCCGCCCCGCGGGCGCTGGGCCGCTCCCCACCGCCACGGGCAAGATCGGCTACGGGCTCGTCCACCCCCCGCTCGTCGTCCCGCGCCGTACGGGTGGCCGTGCCCGCCCCGCTGATGGCGGCCTGCTCCCGGCAGCGACCTCGTCCGGGAGCGTCGACCTGGTCCAGCCGCTCGTGGGCACGTCCCGCAACCACGGCGAGGCCGTCCCCGCGGATGGGGCGCCGCTGACGACGGTCACCGGCCAGGGCCGCCACCACGAGATGATCGCCCCGCCGCTGTACGTGAAGAATCACGGCGGCTGGGCTCAGCCATCTGATTGCACTCGGTCTGCAGCGGGCGAGCCGCTCGGAACGCTGATGACGAAGGTGTCGATGGGCCTGGTCGTCCCGTACCGGCGGGGGCGCACCACGGCCGCTGCGGGCGAGCCGCTCCACACCCTCGCGACCCGTGACGGTGAGGCTCTGCTGACCCCGCCGAGCGGGCTCGCTGGGAGCGAACTGGACACCTGGGTTCACGAGGCCGCGCTGAACTCCTGGTACCGGATGCTCGGCTGGCGGGAACACGCCAACGGCCAGCGATTCGACCCCGCCTACGAGTTCACGGGCAACAAGGGCCAGAACACCCTGATGGCGGGCAACGCCGTGGCCGTCAACGTGGCCCACCACGTGGGCCACCAGGTCGCGCTGGTGCTCGCATGATCGACCGTCCGAGGAAGGGCGACCGAGTCCTGGTCCGCACCGCGGGCAACAGCCTGGAGAAGGCGGTCGTCGTGAAGTCGGGCGTCGATGGTCGTGGCCGGTTCCCGACGGTCTGGGTGGAGCTGCCCGTCGACCGGTCCCATGGGGCGCAGCCGTGGCCGGTGGAGGACGTGTTCTCCGACCTTCAGGCGGCCCGTGAGCGGGTGGCCGAGTTCGCCCCTACTGCCCGTGTGATCCCGTTCCGGCCAAGGGAGGCCCGCAATGCCTGAGGACTTCGATGCCAGCACGTTGACGGTCAGCGAGATCGTGAGGGTGAACGCGGTCCGTCGTGACCGCTGGCATCCGCCTGAGGCGGAGCAGTGGTCGGGGGCGGACTGGTCGAACGCGATGTGTGGTGAGGCGGGTGAGGCAGCGAACGTCGTGAAGAAGATCCGACGGCACGAGACCGGCCTGGCTGCTCTCGGTCAGCCGGTCCCGCCGGTCGAGGAGCTGATGGCCCAGCTGGGCGACGAACTGGCCGATGTCGTCTGCTACCTGGTGCTGGTCGCCGACCACTACGGCATCGACCTGCCCGCGGCGCTCGTGTCGAAGTTCAACCGGGTGTCGGAGCGGCAGGGCTTCCCCGAGCGGCTCCCAGCGGCGTCGACTTGCGCTCCGTGCTCGAAGGGCTTCCACCGCATGTGCCTGGGTGACGGCTGCACCTGCCGGCTCCACGGTTGCACCGACCCGGCGTGAAGCGTCGGGGCCCGTCGAACGATCAGCTCCGGGAGTACGCGGCGACCCTTCGGGATCTGGCTCAGCGGATCCAGCCGGGCGGCGGCTTGGTGACCCTGCTGGAGCGTGACGCCCGGTTGGCGGTGCCGGACGGGTTCGGGCCGGGGACGTTGGGTGGCCGTGCGTCGGGGAAGTCGGACCCGACTTCGGGTGCTGCCCTGGCTCGGGGGGAGACGGGCGAGCGTGACCCGGCGGTGGATTTCGTGCATGGCTGCGCGACCCGGGCTCTGGCCGAGTTGGACCGTGCGATCGGCGCGGCCCATGAGGTGGCCCGTCTGGTGGAGGACGGTTTCAAGGTGGAGGAGATGGTGGTGGGCCGGGACCTCGACTCGGAGGGCAGGCCGCGGCGCCCGGACTGTGTCGAGCAGTTCTGCGAGGAACCGTCGGCGCCGGGGCGGGAGGGACGATGCGAGCCGTGTTACCGGTGGCGGAAGCGTTGGCGGGACAAGAACGGTGGCCGTCCCGCCCCTCCGGTGCCGGCTGATGTGATCGAGCTGCGGAAGCGGAGCAGGGAGCGTGCGTCGTGATCGTCGGCTTCATCGACCGCCGGATCCGCCGCCATCAACGTCGGGCGTTCCGCCTGTCCCGCTGGCGTAGGTGGCTGGCCGGGCGGGCGTGGCCGTGACCTGTCGCGACATCTGCCCTGTCGCGACAGCCTGATGCCGTCGCCTCGCTTCACGATCCGGGTCGAGCCTGCCGAGCTGGCGACGTGGCGGAAGGCGGCGAAGGCCGAGGGTGTGAGCATCAGCGAGTGGATCCGTGCCCGCTGCGCCAGCCCGTCGGCGGCCGAGGCCCACCCGACCCGGCCGGCTACCACCACACTGCGGCCGCCACCCGCAAGCCCATCCCCAGGCGGCGCCTGCCCTCATCCCCGGGCGGAGCGGGTGACGGTCAACGCCGCCCTCGGTCTGCACCGCTGCGGACTGTGCAACACGACGCTGCGGCGCTGACGTTTGCTGGTCCGCCGACCGATCACGTTGCGGGCTGCCCGACGGTTCATCGCCGACCATCACCGCCACAACGACCCACCCCAGACGGTGCCAGCGTCAAGGCCGCCGGCTTCCACCTCGAGGCTGACCTCCCCGCCCGGGCGACGTGGGGACACCCCATCCAGACCACGCGTACAGGCCGATCTGTTCGGCAACGAGCGCCGACCGCCAGGCCCGAAGCGACGCTGGCGACGCACGCTCGTGTCACTACCCTCCGATCCCATGCGGGACAAGGGTCCTTGACCAAACCACATCCGTGTCACTACTCTCCGCCTTGAAGTTGAGAGCCGTGTCCCCCGGTCCTGCCGGAGTCCACGGCTCTCGTCGCGTCACAGCGCGGGAGGGGTCCGAGCCGATGACGCAGCCTCGTAGCGCCGGCCGGTCCGGACACCGGTGGCGCCAGCTCCAAGCCAACCTCCGAGCCCAGCACCTGCCGTGCTGGCTGTGCGGCCAGCCCATCGACTACCGCCTCACCTGGCCTGACCCCGCCAGCTTCTCCGTCGACCACGCCGTCCCCCGCTCCGTCGACCTCCGCCTCGCCGAAGACCCCGCCAACCTCCGGCCCGCCCACCTCCGCTGCAACACCAGCCGAGGACCCCGCACCCCCAAACCCGCACTCGGCACCACCTCCCGCCCCTGGTAACCGGGGGGGCGGGTCGAAACTCCACGACCTGAACCTGCAACGAAGACCCCGCCCTCTCCGAAAGATCTCCCCCCTGGGTTTCGCGAGGGGGGTCGCGAGGGCCTTGCCGATTGAGCGAGGTCGCCTGACCGATGACCGCTTCCACCCTGGTCGCCGCGACTGAGCGGGCGTTGGCCGCCGCGACGCATCTGACCGTTTCGGACGCGGGGGCGGTGGAGGCGTTGCGGGCGGTGGCCCGGAAGATCGACGCCTGGGACGTGATCGTCGACTGGGCGCTCGCGGATGCTGGGGCGGAGGGGCGGCCGAAGGTCCCGCAGAACGACAACGTGTCGCTGCCGACCTACCTGAAGTTCTGCGAGTCGCTCGGACTGACCCCGGCCGGTCGGGTGCGCCTCCCCAAGGGCGAGGAGAAGCCGGGTGGCAAGGTCGACGAGCTCAAAGCGAAGCGGCGGGCCAAGCGATCCGCCTAGGTACGGGTCGAAGACCCCGCGGGTCTTCACGCCGCCGCTGCGCCGGCTGACCCGGGCCACCACCCTCGGCTACGAGGCGATCGAGTTCGCCGAGAAGATCCTGGGGATCGTCCTGTGGCCCTGGCAGAAGTGGCTTCTCCTCCACGCCCTCGAGCTGCTGGAGGATGGGACGTTCCGGTTCCGGCGGATCGTGCTGCTGGTCGGCCGACAGAACGGCAAGTCGACGGTCCTCCAGGTCCTCACGTTGTGGCGGATGTACTGCGACGACTGCCACCTGACCATCGGCACCGCCCAGAACCTCGACGTCGCCGAGGAGGTCTGGGAGTCCGCCATCGAACTCGCCGAGGGCGTCGAGGAGCTGGCCGACAAGATCGACCAGGTCACCCGGGTCAACGGCAAGAAGACCTTGAAGCTCGACACCGGCGAGCGGTACAAGGTCGCCGCGGCGTCACGGCGCGGCGGGCGCGGGTTCGCCGGCGCCGAGCTGGTCCTGCTCGACGAGCTGCGGGAACACCAGTCGTGGGACTCGTGGGCGGCGGTCACCAAGACCACCCAGACCAAGGAACGGGCCCAGATCTGGGGGGTGTCCAACGCAGGTGACGCCGCCTCCATCGTGCTCCGCTACCTGCGCAAGATGGCGCACGACGCCCTCGGTGACCCGGACGGCCTGACCGAAGTCGACGACCCTGACGCCGAGGACCTCGACGACGATCTCGACGACGCCCACACGATCGGCATCTTCGAATGGTCCGCCCAACCGGGCTGCGCGATCGGGGACCGGAAGGGCTGGGCGCAGGCCAACCCGTCGCTCGGCCACATGATCTCCGAGCGGGTCCTCGCCGGTGACGCCGCCACCGATCCCGAGTGGGTGTTCCGCACCGAGGTCCTGTGCCAGTGGTCCGACGGCTCGGTCGAAGGACCGTTCCCGCCCGGGACCTGGGAAGCCACCACCGACAAGAAGTCCTCCATCCCTGAGGGCAACCCGCTCGTGTTCGCCGTCGACTTCGCCTGGGACCGCTCCACCGCCCACATCGCCGTTGCCGGCCACCGATCCGACGGCCTCACCCACGTCGAGATCGTCGCCTCACGGGCCGGGACCGACTGGGTGATCCCGTGGCTGACCGAACGCAAGGACACCGCCGGTCTCGTCGCGGTCACCTGGCAGGCCAATGGCGCGCCCGTGTCGTCGCTCACCCCGGTCGGTGACGACGGCGAAGAGATCGAGGAGGTCGCCGGGATCCGGTTCCTGCCCTGGCGGGCGCTCGGCCCGTCCTGCGGCGCCTTCTACGACCAGGTCTCCATCGTCGAAGAACACCCCGCCCAGGGGCTCCGCCACCGTCCCCAACCGGTGCTCGACGTCGCCGCGGCCACCGCTCAGACCCGCCCGTTGACCGACGCCTGGGTCTGGGACCGCAAGAAGTCCTCGACCGACATCGCCCCGCTCGTCGCGGTCACCGCCGCGAAGTGGGCGCTCGGTGTCCAGCCGCCCCGCCCGAAGAGCCCGGACTTCGTGTCCCTGTGAAGGAGGCCCGGATGCGCCAGATCATCAGCACCCTCATCGAGCTGACCGGCGCCGCCGCGGTGGTCCACGGCTGCTACCTGATCGCCCCGTTCCTCGGCTTCGTCGTCGCCGGCGTCGTCCTGGTGGCCGTCGGGCTCGCTCTCGACCCGCCACAGAAGGCCGACGAATGAGCCTCGTCCGCAACCTGATCGAGGGGCGGACCATCAAGTCCCATGACTTCTGGGGCCGGTGGGCCAGTGGCGAAGGCGACGACGGCGGCAACACCTACGCCGGCAAGGCTGTCAACCAGGCCCAAGCGCTCCGGCTCTCCGCCGTCCACGCCTGTGTCACCCTCATCAGCGACGAGATCTCGACCCTCCCCGTCGCCGCGGTGCAGGCCGACGGGAAGATCCGGACGCCGGTCAAGAACCAGCCGGCCTGGATCGAAGAGCCGAACCCCGAGGACGACCGGCAGTCGTTCAACGAGGCGATCGTCACCTCGCTGCTCATGGACGGCAACGGCTACGCCGAGGTCATCGTCGACCGGCTCGGCAAGATCGTCGAGGTCTGGCCCCTCAACCCGCAGCGGGTCGTCCGGGTCTACCGCCGCACCTCCGGGCCCGGGCCGCGGCGAGAGAAGCTGATCGACTTCCTCACCGACGACGGCGCGGTCGTGACCGCGCAGGCGTACCGATTCGGCGGGCCGTCGGGGGTCCTGCACTTCCGGGCTCACCGCCTGGCCGGTTCGCTCAAGGGGGCGTCGCCGATCGAGCGGGCCAAGCAGGCCATCGGCCTGGGGCTGGTCACCGAGGAGTACGGCGCCCGGTTCTTCGGTCAAGGCACCCACGCCGGCGGGGTCATCGAACTCGACGGCCCCGCCACCCAGGACGTCGTCGACCGGCTCAAGGACGGCTGGGAGGAACACCACTCCAAGCCCGGCAAGGCCCACCGTCCCGGGGTGCTGTCCGACGGGGCGAAGTGGAAGCAGATGACGGTGCCGCCCGAGCACGCCCAGTTCCTCGAGACGCGCAAGTTCCAGGTGGCAGAGATCGCCCGCTTCTACCGGGTCGCCCCCCACCTGGTCGGCGACGTCGAGCGGTCCACCTCCTGGGGGACCGGCATCGAAGAACAAGCCGTCGGGTTCGTCGTCCACACGCTGCGACCGTGGATCGTCCGCAACGAACTCGGCCAGTCGCGGATGCTGGCCCGCCCCCAGTCGACGGTGTTCAACGTCGAGGGCCTCCTGCGGGGCGACACCAAGTCGAGGTACGAGGCCTACCGGACGGGCCGCCAGTGGGGCTGGCTGTCGGTCAACGACATCCGCGCCCTGGAGAACCAGCCGCCGGTCAAGGGCGGCGACAGCTACATGCAGCCGCTGAACATGACGACCCTCGACAACCCGCAAGGCGACCGGTCCGGCGCACGCCTGGCCAACGCCCTCCGAGAGCTCCTCGAACTGGAGGCCCCCACATGAAGGAACAGCGCACCATCGTCAGCAACCTGCGGCTGCGCGCCGACGGCGATGAGGGCCATGTCCTCATCGGCCACGCCCCCGTGTGGAACCGGTACTCCCAGAACCTCGGCGGGTTCGTCGAGCAGGTCGCCGAGGGCGCCTGCACCCAGACCGTCGCCGAAGGCGACATCCGCGGGCTCCTCAACCACGACCCGTCGCTGCTCCTCGGCCGCCACCAGGCCGGCCGGGAGAAGAACACCATGGACCTGGAGGAGGACAAGGAGGGCCTCCGGTTCGAGATCGACATGCCCGACACCCAGGTCGGCCGGGACCTCGTCGTCTCCGCCGGGCGGGGCGACATCGACGGCGCGTCGTTCAGCTTCCGCACCGTCGAGGTCGACTGGGGCTTCACCCCCGAGGACTTCCCGCTGCGGACCCTCAAGGTGATCCGCCTCTACGACACCGGCCCCGTCGTCTACCCCGCCTACCTCGACTCCGAGTCCGGGCTGCGGGCTTCCCTTCCCGACGACCAGCGCGCCGTGGCCCTCTCCGGGCTCACCACCGAACGGCGGTCGATCGACGAAGTCCTGCGAGCCGCCGCCGACGGCGACCTCGCCTCCATCATCCGGGCCGACGACCCCGAGGAGCCGCGAGCAACGCACTCCTCGGACGAGATGGCCCGGGCCCTGCACGAGTTGCAGGGTCGCCGCTGGGCGCCGGCATAGCGCCCAACCCGCAGGGGCCGCGAGCAACGCACCCCCGCACCCGACCCTGACAACCACCCGGGCAACCACCGCTGGCCGGCGCGCGCCCACCCCACCATGAGAGGAGGCTCCGCCATGGAGCTTCGAGAGATCCTGAAGAACCTGCTCGCCGAGCGGGCCAAGACCTGGGACGCCGCCCGCGCCGACCTCGAGGCCGTCAAGGCCGAGGGCCGCGAGCTGGAGGGCGAGGCCAAGGAGAAGTACGAGCGCCAGACCGGCGAGCTCGACGATCTCGACGAGCGGATCACGTCGGTCAAGGAGCTCATCGAGCGGGAGGCGACCGCCGAGGAGGCCCGCGAGCTGGCCGACGACCTCGGCCGTCGCGCGACCGAGGAGCAGGAGGGCGAGCCCACCGGCCGCCACGCCCAGGACGAGGCCGCCCTGCGCAAGCTCGTCAACGGCGAGACCCGTCGCATCGAGCTGCGGTTCGAGAAGGGCGAATCCCGGGCCGTGGCTCGCGGCGAGCGCCGCGACCTCAACACCACCGACGACTCGAGCATCGTGCCGACGTCGTTCGTCAACCTGCTCTACGAGCACCTGATCGACAACAGCGCGATTCGCCAGACCCGGGTCAACGTCATCAACACCGACTCGGGCGAGGCGCTCCAGGTCCCCAAGACCACCGCCCACCCGACGGCGGCGCTGATCTCGGAGGGCACGGCGATCACCGAGTCCGAGCCGACGTTCGGCCAGGTGACGCTCAACGCCTTCAAGTACGGGATCCTGACCCAGGCGGCCAACGAGCTGCTCACCGACACCGGCGTCGACCTGGTTTCCTACCTGGCCAAGATCGGCGGGCAGGCCCTGGCCAACGGGTCCGGCGCGCACTTCGTCACCGGCGACGGCTCGTCCAAGCCGCGGGGCATCGTCCCCGCCTCGACGCTGGGCAAGACCGCCGCCGGTGCGGCGACGGTCACCTTCGACGAGATCATCGACCTGTTCTTCTCGGTGATCGGCCCCTACCGGGCCAACGCCGAGTGGATGCTCAAGGACTCGTCGATGGCGATCATCCGCAAGCTCAAGGACGCCGACGGCCAGTACCTGTGGCAGCCGGCGCTCACCGCGGGCGAGCCGGACCGGATCCTCGGCAAGCCGTACCACACCGACCCGAACATGCCCGCGATGACCACGGGCCTGAAGTCGCTGCTCTTCGGCGACTTCTCCGCCTACACCATCCGGGACGTCAACGGCATCCGCATCGAGCGGTCCGACGACTTCGCCTTCGACAGCGACATGGTCACGTGGCGGTTCATCCTCCGCACCGACGGCGATCTCATCGACTCGACCGGCGCGGTCAAGCACCTCATCCAGGCCTGACCTCCAGGCCACAACCCCGTAGGGCGCGCGCCCGGCCTCCCAGCGGGGGCCGGGCGCCGCCCGACCCCCGACCCCATCGAAGACAACCAGCGAGGAGCAAGACCATGGCCCAGACCGCAGCCCAGAAGAAGGCCGCCGCCGACAAGCGGCGACAGAAGGCCGCCGCAGCGAAGACCCCGCCCGAGCCGCCCACCCCGCCGGAGACCGCCGACGCTCCGCCCCCAGCGACCCCCGAGCCGGTGACGCCGCCCGAGACGGCCGACGCCCCGCCGCCCGAGCACCGCGACGAGGCCGGGTTCGTTGCCGATGCCCCCGCTCCGGCGGCCGAGGACGAGGGCACCCTCGAGGTCGTCCTGCGGGGCCAGGTGTCGGGCACCCGCGACGGCCGTGACTGGCCGCCGCCCGGGTCCACCGTCACCCTGCCCGCCGTCGAGGCCGCCCACCTCATCGAGTCCAAGATGGCCGTCGACGCCGCGGACGAGGACGCCGTCAAGGCCGTGCGCACCGCCCTCGGCGGCGCGCCGCTCACCACCACGCAGGCTCGCTGACAGCGGCCAGCCAAACCACCCAGGTACCAACGCGGGGGCGCAGCTCCCGAAGACAAGGAGCATTCCATGGCACATGACGCACAGGGCCGGTACATCCGGCCCGACGAACCCCTGCCCACCGGTGAGATCGCCTCGGCCTCCAGGAACTCCAACAGCAACGGGTCGGCGTTCGACACCCCCGACCCCATCAGCCTGATCGCCACCCTCACCGCCACCGACCGCAACGGCACCAGCCCCACCCTCGACGTCGAGCTCCAGACCTCAGGCGACGACGGCTCGACCTTCGAGAAGGTCGGCCAGTTCACCCTGTCGAACCTCGCTCCCGGCGACATCGTCGCCACCCGGGTCGGCGACGTCATCACGCTCACCGCCGGCGGGACGTTGGCAGCGACGAACATCGCACAGCTCACCTCCGACCCCGCCGGGCTGACCGCCACCGACCTCACCGCCGAGGTCAAGGTGTTCGGCCCGCTCGGGTCGAAGTGCCGGTGGGCGTGGACCATCGGCGGCTCCGCCAGCCCGGACTTCACCTTCGCCGTCTCCAACGTCCTGTTCAACCGGGACGGCTGACGTCGGTGACGGTCACCCCGTCGGCAACGTCCCGGCCGACCGTCGGCCCGTACTCGGGGCTGCCCCCCCTCATCGCCTCCGCGGACATCGCGTTGCGAGCCGGTGCCCTCGACCCCGCCGCCTACGAACCCGGCGACCCGGTCCCCAACGAGGGCCGGGCCGGTGAGGACTACGACATGCTCGCCCACGGGCTGCCCGAGCTCACCGACGGGGGTCTGGGCATCGGCGGCCTGGCCGAGGACCCGGAGGACGAGAAGTACCTGTACGTGCCCGACGGCGCGGTGCTCGACGTCGAGACCTTCACCGCGTCGGCAGAAGGGGTCTGGACCCAAGAGGCGACCGGCAGCTTCGACAACCTGTTCGCCAAGATCGACGGACCGCTCGGCGGCGGCGGGAACGGCTGGCAGCTCGCCTACTTCCCCCCGTTCGGAGGGACGCTCGCTCTCGCCGCGCACGGCGGGTTCGTCCAGGGAGCAGAGCTTGCCGCAGCCGTCCCGTCCCCGCCCGCGCCGCTCACCATCGGGCAGCGGTATCTCGCCACGCTCCGCATCGACCGGCCGGGCAACGCCATGGACGTGTTCCTCAACACCGGCAAGATCGCCACCACCACCCTCACCGGACTGACCTCGGTCCGCGCCGAGCACGAGTGGATCTTCGGCCGGGGCGAGCACGAGAGCAGATGGCGGGCCGGGTTCTTCTGGAGCGGGACCGCTCTCACCGACGACGAGATCACCGACGTCCTACCGACCGAGCTGGGGGTGACCTGATGGCTGACCGTTGGGTCGTCGGAGACACCCCGCACCTCCAGAACAGCTTCCGGGACGGCGACACCCTCACCGACCCCGGGACGGTGACCCTCACCGTCACCGACCCCGAAGGCGTCGCCACCTCCTACACCCACGCCGACGGCGAGCTCGTCCGCGCCTCGACCGGCGAGTACTACCGGAACCATCTCGTCGACCAGCCCGGCAAGTGGGCGTACCGGTGGACCGTCACCGGAGCGGTCGCCGACATCTCCGATGGGACCTTCACCGTCCACGCCGCGGGCACCGACCCCCTCGACGTCCTCACCACCGACGAGGCCCGCCCGATCCTGAAGGTCGGGGAGAGCGACATCGCCCAAAACGCCCGCCTCGCCTCCGCGGTCACCGCGCTCAGCGGCCGGCTCGACGAGATGTGCGGCCCGATCGTCGCCCGGGAGATCGAAGACGAGGAACACCGTCGGGTCTGCTCGGACCGGCTGTGGCTCCGCCACCGCCCCGTCCTCGAGGTCACCCTCCTCACCGAGTACACCCAGACCGGCACACCGACCGTCCTCACCGCCGACACCCCGACGGTCAAGCCGGCCAACGGGTACAGCGCCGACCAGCGCGACCAGGCCGACGGGCTCTCCGGCCGGCTTTGGCGCACCACCTCCGGCTATCCAACCCGGTTCGCTGACACCGTCGTCGCCACCTACTGGCCCGGCCGGTTCGCTGACACCGGCCTCGTCGGAGCCGTGTTCAAGGAAGCCGCCGCGGTGATCCTCATCAACTGGTGGCAGCAGGTCCTCGCCCAGCCCGCTGTCGCCGGCGACCCGCTCGATCTCCCGGCCTACCGGTTCCCCCGCTTCGCCGTCCCTGACGCCGCGATCGACATGCTCGCCGGCGAGATCCAGTACGACCCGGGCATCGCGTGACGGCCTACGGGAGCCTCGTCCCGGAGGTCAAGGACGCGATCGTGTCGGTCGTCTCGACCGCCACAGGCATCGAGATGTCCAGGGCCACCCCGATCGACAACATCGGGTTCGTGTCCTCCCAGCAGGGCGAGGCGATCTGGCTCGGCCGGGAAGGCGGCCAGGACGTCGAGATCGCCGCCGGGACCGCGGTCATGGTCGGCGGCCCGTACGTGCCCGACGAGGCGTTCACCGTCTGGTTCACCATCGGGGTGCTGTTCGACACCAGCGACGGCACCGAGCAGCGGGCCCAGCTGCGGGCCTACGAGATCCTCGGCGTCGCCCTCCGTGCCGTCATGGCCGACCCGACCCTCGGCCTGGTCCTCAACGGCGACCGCAAGTTCTACGGCGTCACCGGCCACCAGGTCAACGAGTCCGGCGTCCACCTCGAGTCCGGCGGCAACGGGTGCGGCCTCGAGGTCGGCATCCAAGCCGCCGGCCGCCTCCTCATCTGAACGACCCCCAACCAGGAGCGATCCACATGGCTACGAAGATCCGGCTCCGCAGGGGCCAGCCCGACCAGACCTATCCGATCGGGGTCGACCCGATCCGCGACCCCGACACCGGCGAGGTCCTCCCGATCACCGCCGGGACGGTGCTGCTCGTTGCCGACGAGCTCGCCGGCGAACCGCCCTCCGGCACCCGCGGCGAGGACGACTGGGACCTTGGCCACGGGCTGTTGGCCCAGCACGAGAAGTGGGAGAAGGCACCCAAGTCCGCCAAGGCCGCCAACGCGGTCGACGACACGTCCACCGAGAGCACCGACACGAAGGGTGACGCCTGATGGGCACCGGAACCGGTCTGACCAGTCAGTTCATGTTGAAGCGCGAAGGCACCCCGGGCACCCCGGAGACGCCCGACATCGCCGTGCCCTTCGTGAAGGAGGGGATCAAGCAGTCCCGGACCCAGCACGTGTCCGAGGGCATCGTCGCCGGTCGGGTCCTGCCCGACGTGAAGCAGGTCAAGTACGGGATGCGGCGCGTCGCCGGCCCGCTCGAGATGGAGGTCTACGCCCAGAGCCAGGGCATCTTCTGGAAAGGCGTGCTCGGCACCTGCGTCGACGCTGGTGCCGGCCCCTACACCCACACCTGCTCCCCGGGCGGGACGCTGCCGTCCCACACTGGCCAGGTCGGGATGAAGGACACCGGCGACACGACCCGGGCCCGGACCTATGCCGGGCTGAAGTTCAACGGGTTCACGCTCTCCGGCCAGAAGGACCAGATCGGCAAGCTGACCATCGACTGCGTCGGCCACGTCGCTGAGAACCTCGGCACCTCGATGGCGGTCGCTGCGTACGCGACCAACGCCATGGTCCCGATGCTCTTCACCGAAGGCTCGGTGACCGTCGACGGGGCGACGGTCAACTGCGAGGCGTTCGAGCTGAAGGGTGACAACAAGCTCTACACCCGGGACCACGCCGGGAACATCATCACCAAGCCGCCGCTGCGAGGCGGACGGATGGAGGTCTCCGGCAAGGCCACCATCGAGCTGGAGGACCTCACCGAGTACAACCTGTACGTCAACGGCACCGGGATCGACATCGTCCTCGGCTTCACCGACGGCACCTACTCGACGATCGTCACCGTGCACACCAAGCTCACCGGCGACACCCCGACGGTTAACGGCACCGGCCCCAACCTGTTCGACATCACCTGGGCCGGGGCGTTCGGCGATGGCACCGACGCCGATGGCCTCACCGTCGTCTACACCGACGCCACCGCCACCGCCTGACACCGAGGAGGCCACCGTGGGGACCTCGCACAGCGTCGATCAGTTCGCCGCCAAGATCCGTCACGCCGGGGTGGCCATCGAAGGCCAGACCGAGGCGGGGGTCCGGGAGGCCGCCGCGGTCACCAAGGCCATCTTCGTGGAGAAGCTCCCGACGAAGTTCCTGCGGCGGGTCGGCAAGAAGGGCGCCAAGCTCGGCGCCCGCTACACGATCCGGGGTGGCCCCACCCCCACCGCGATCGTGTTCTACACCGGCCCCGTCCACCTGCTGAACAACCCCACCAAGGCCCACAAGATCGAACCCAAGGGCGCGCAGACCTACCAGCGGGGCCGACGCAAGGGCCAGTCCAAGTCCGGGGCCAAGGCCCTCACCATCGGCGGCGGGGCGTTCGCCGGGGCCGAGCACCCCGGCACCACCGGCAAGCAGTTCTTCCAGTCCGCCACCCGCCAGGCCCGCGCCTTCGCCCCCAAGGCGATGGCCGACGGCCAGGTCCGCGCCGTCCGCCGGGCGTTCTGACCCGCCGACCGGCACGCCACGCCGGAACCTGCCCTCAAATCACGAATCCAGGGGATAACCGGCCGTTCTGTGCCGACCCTGAGAAACAGGAGCACCGATGTCTGTGACCGACACCGTCCCCACCGAGGACGACACCCTCACCACCGGACCCGACGACGGGTTCAACCTCGAGGCGTTCGACATCCGGGTCAAGGCCGGGCGCTACGACGGGAACCTGATCCAGATGGCCGGGATGCTCTACGACCGGGGCATCGCCGAGAACAGCCGACGGTGGCGATGCACGTTCCGTGACGTCGCCTACACCGAGGAGGACCTCGACGCCACCGTCGCCGGGTACGCCGAGGAGTACGACGGCCGCGGGTGGGGGATCCTCAACGTCGTCATCGGCGACAACGTCCGCCTCGCCATCAAGCCCGCCCTCGCGATCCTCTACGGGATCTGCCGGGGCGAGCTGGGCATGGATCACAAGGCTGCCCGCCGGGCCCTGAAGCTCACCCACAGCGAGGTGATGGCCTGCTTCGACTGGTACGAGGTGCCGTCGCCGGGAAAAGACGAGCGGCCAGCCTGAACGAGCTGGTCGTCCACTTCGGCGGTCAGCCCTACTGCTGGCCGCCCCGCGAGGTCCGATCCACCCGACTCGGGGACCTCTACCGCCTGTACGCCGCCGGCACCTGAGGCCGGCCACCTGATGGAGGTAACCGAATGGCCGGC